GAGATCGTCGACAGAGACCCCAAGGCCCGCGAAGGCCGCCTTCGCTTCCTTCGACCCCCGGGCTGCCTTCACGAACGCGACGTCGAGCCGGGTAGCCCCGGCGGCGATCTGCTCGAAGGAGATGTCATCCTCGACGATCCGGAGGGCTTGGAGCTCACCGTAGGTCATGCCGATCCGGGCCGCGAGCTTCGACGTCTGGTCGATCGCCTCGGCCTCGGCGTTGCCAAACGCGAGCAGGGACCGGGCGGCGTTCGTCGCCGCGCTCGCGATGCTGCCGATCAACTGGGCCGCGTTGATCGCAACCAAGGCCGATAGCTTCCCGCTCGCCTTGCCGACCGCGTCCTCGAGCTTGTTCGTTTCCGCTGCCGCCTTGGTCGTCGTGGCTGTCTCCTGGCGGAGCTCGTCGTCGGCCTTGTCGACGGCGCGGGCATAGGTCTGGTGGTCGATCGCCCCCATGACCAGGAGACCGTTCAATCGGGTCACCTCGGCCGCGTGTCGTTCCTCGGCGGTAGCCACTGACCGAGCAACGATCGCCCCCTCTCGCATCGCGTCGGAGAGCCTTCGCTCCGCCTCTGCCGCGGCTTCCGTCTTCTCCGACTCCAGAGCATCCGCCGCCCGCTTGGCCGCCTGCTCGGCCTCGCGCGTGGCTTCCTCGCGCGCCCGGGTGTATCCGGTGGCATCGTCAAGCGTCTGGTTCAACTTTTCGACGGCCCGGCGATAGGTCTCCTGGGAGATCGCACCAGCCGACAAGAGTTGCTCGGCCTCGGCGAGGGACTCGTCGTATCTCTCGAAAGCGTTTTGGCTTTCGCGGGTCACGGCGGCCCCACGTTGCATCAATCCCGACTGCTCGGCCGCGATGTCGTTGATACGGGCGAGACTCGCGGCGTATTCGTCTGCGGTGATCGTCCCGGCTTGGAGTTGCTTCGCGAGCCCCTCCATCCGACCCCGGAGGAGCCGAAGCGTCTTTTCCGACTTCTCGGCCGCCGGGCCGAGCTTGTCGATCCCGCCAGCGGAAACACCCTGGAGGACGGCCATCGAGGATCCGAGGCCGCGAACGTCGACTCCGAGCTTTTTGAGCGCCGCACCGGCGGCCCCGGTGGCCTGGACAAGCCCACCGGCGGAGGCGGTGAAGATCGCGCGAACACTGCCGATAGCTGCGCTCATCGGATCACCCCTTGCCGCCTCATCTGGTCCGCGAACTGTGGGACGGTCGCCAAGACCGCCGCCATTTCTTCGTCGCTCTGGACGTCCTCATCGACCCGATAGTTCGGGAGGAACATGTCCTCCATGTTGTCGTTGACCTTGCCGATCGCGCTTGCCACCGTCACGGCCGTCCGGGCCGCCTGCCGCCAGTGTTCCCCGAATGGTTCAACGTGCCAGAAGGCCAGCCAGCCGACGATCTCATCGATATCGATCTCCTCGACGAACCTCCGGAAGTCGGGCCGATTACATTCCAGGGCCAGCCGACGGACGAACCGCTCCAGCGGCTGGCCTTCTATTCCCCCTTGGCCACCTCGACGCGTTGATCGTCGACAGCGAGGACCGTCTCCCACGCCTTCGCGTAAAGGCCCGCGACGATCGCCGGCGAAGCCTGAAGGAGGAGGGCGATATCCCCGTCTGGGAACAGCCGGTTCCCGGCTTCGTCGACCAGGAGGATGGCGACTGCCTTGGCCGCGGCCTCGGCCGCGACTGGCTTCGTCTCGCCGTGCCGGGCGACGATGCCACGCCACTCAGCGAACGTGGGATGACGGAGCCGGGCGGTCTGTCCGCAGACCTCCACCTCCACCGCTTCGCGCCGAGGGCCAGCCAAAATCGAATCACGAGTGAGCATTTCAGGTTCCGTCAAAGGTGAACTGGGCCACTCCACGAACCTTGTCGCGGATCTGGCCGGTGAACTCGAGGTTGGTCATCAGCGCCGAGCCACTGACCGAGAAGGCATGACAACTGGCCGCGAGAGTCGCGCGCCGGCCGCGGTCGGAGGGACCGAGCGACGAGGGGTTCCCGAGGAACTCCACCTCGAGCGTGATCGGATCGACGGCGGTGATGTCCACTTGCCGGACGATCCGGCTGTTCGCACCCGACCCGAGGATCGTGGCCCCGGCCGCGGTGACGTCGACCACTTGGCCACCGGGGAGAGCGCAGCGAAACCGCTGGATCTTCCCGAGGTTTACCCCTCCGAATGAGACCGCGAAGCCCTGCGCGCTTGCCATGTCGCCCCCATGATCACGGGGACGGCGGAACGACGGTCGTCATGCGGAAGGACGCGGTGAACTGGATCTTCCCCTTCACCTCGCCGGAGATCTCGTAGTCGGTGCAGATCGCGTAGCCCGAGATCCCAAACTTCGCGCAGGTGATCGCCCCCGACGCGTCTTGTCCCGGCGCGGGCATGTCGTACCCCTCGACGGTGATCACATCGCCGTCGTTGAGCGGGGCCGGTTCGTAGACCGCGTCCGACCCCTCGGCGAGGTCGAGCGTCGAGACCTCGATCTCCTGGGTCGTGCGCTTGCGGGTGATCTTCCGGACCTTGAAGCTGGTCCCGGCGAAGGTGAACGTCGTACCCTGTGCGGACGGGAGGGCGGAAGGTGGCATGGGTCACTCGTTCCAGAAGATTTGGTAGGTCTGTTCGACGACGTAAGTGGTGGCCGATCGGCCCTCAAACTGAATCGGGGGGCCGTCCCGCTCGTCCGTCAACTGGACGCGGTCGATGGTGGCACCGTTGGCGGTGCCGGTGAAGTTGTTCAAAGCTGCGCGAACGGAGTCCGCCAGGGCCTTTCCGGCGAGGTAACCGTCGGAATAGATCTCGACGGTAAACGTCCCCGAGACAGCCCCCGTCGTGCCGTTCTCGAGGTCGAGATCGCGCTCGGAGTTGTCCCTCGCGAAACACGCGAACGGGGGCTCCTTCTTGTCGGGGCTGGTCACCGGATAGATGTCGATCCCGGCCGCGGCGGCGGCTGCGTAGATCCACGCCTCTGGGGAGCCGTTGTTCGCTGGCATCAGTAGCCCCTATAGCGCCCACGGCCCTGCTCACGGGCGAGCTCGGCGGCGGCCCGTTCCAGGCTCACCCCCATCTCTTTCGTGATGTTCGACAGGATCGTTGACTGGTTGGCGGCGATCGTGTCGCGAAGCATCCGGCGAGCCGGCATTGATCCGCGTCGGCCTCGTCTCTTTGTGAATCGCTCGACGGTCCCATCCTCGACGATTGCGGAGTGGTTGCCCTTTTTCCCGTCGCTCCCGCCGCGACCATATCCGACGACGCCGACCACCCGTTGAGTCTGGGTCTTCCCATAGGTGCGGATGATCGTCTTCACGCTCCGACGAAGCCCTCCGGTACGGACGGGAGTCGCGGCGCGAAGCGCCGGGTGGAATGGCTTGATCCCACGCCGGAGGGCCTTTTGCATGTGCCGGACACCGAGCCGGCCGGGGAGACTGTTGAATGCGCGGACGAGGGAATCGATCTCCGTCCGTGGCCCGTCGAGTCGGTAATCGCGGTCCCAGCGGAACACCTCGGTCATGCCGTCTTCTCCGATGCGATGATCGTCTGTTCGTCGCGCTCGTCGGCCACCACTGAGGTCGGATAGAGAATCCGATTCCCCCCGGACTCCCAGACGATCCGACAGGTTCCGTCCAGGCCATCGACGAACGGGATCACGATCTCGAAGGTCGACTGACCGACCGTCTGCTTTCGCTCGGTCGTCTCCCCGTAGCTGGTCTGCTTGATCGACCCGCGGCGGCGGGTGAGCTTCGACCACGACTGGATCGCCTCACCGACGGCATTGCGCGAGACGGTGGCGGTCTCGATGCGGAAACTGTGGGTCCGGGTTCCCGCTGGCTGGAGCGCCATCAGTAGGCTCCCGTAATCGAGATCGAGGCCAGTAGGGTCTCGAAGCCCATCGGGAGCTCGGTGGCGATCGTGCCGGTCAACACCCCCTCGCGGTGTTTGAAGCCGTGGGCGACGTAAAGCAGGATCGCGGACTCGGCCGCGGGCTCGATCCGGCCGCCAGCGGGGGGCCCGGCCCAAAACGTGACCACGAGCGGGGTGTCGTCGTCGAACGTCGGCCAGGTCGTGAACCGGATCACCGCCGGGGTCGAGTCGGCATCGACGGAGTAGGTGGCAGAACTGACCGTCACCCCACCCACAGTGATCACCAGCGGATGGGTGCCGTCCACCAGGAGCGGAGGGACCGGAATCCGGAGCTCGTCCCGGTGGTGGTAATGCTGGTGGTAGAGGCCGTGGTGGTGGTTGTGGTTGTCGAGGTCACCGACGAACGTGGCGCGGAACTGCCGGGTCGCCAGCGTCGTCCCGAGCCGTTGCTCCACCAGCCGCCGGCCGGTCGACACCAGCCGCAACAGGAGGGCATCGTCGTCGATCTGCTCCGGGAGCAGGCCCACCTGGCCCTTCGCTGCCGCGAGAGAGACAGGCTCGACTTCGGCCTCGGTGAGTTGCTTGAGAGAGCGGACCTTGAGCATCGCCCCTCCGATCACTTTGCGGCGCGTTGGACGTTCTTCGGCTTCGGGGCATCGGCCCGCTCGATGACGGGCTCGGCAACGGGCTCGGGGGCGGCGATGAACGTGGCCAGGCCGCAGTCGACGAGGTGGCGGGCCATCCCCTCGGGGAACGACACCACGGCACCGGTTTGGTGATCGCCCCACTCGGAGCGGAACTTGATCGAGACGGAAGGCATGGACATCGGGGGCTCCTGAAGAAAAACGGCCGGGCGAGGTTGGTTCCTCGCCCGGCCGCGGAGAGTCACGGGCGGATGATGGGATGGGATCAGCTGGTGGCCTGGAGGATGGCACCGGCGTACTCGGGGCCATGGTTGCTCAGGCCGAACCGACCGTGAGCGAGGAAGACCGTCTGGTTCTCGCGGGCCTTGAGCTCGCGGAGCGGGGTGACCGAGAGCTCCTTCCGCATGGCCAGGGCGGTCGTCATGCGGTAGGCACCGTAGACGGCCAGGACGTTGGCGGGCAGAGCGTCGGTCTTGAAGACCGGAACTCCCCAGACCGACATCCCCGGGGCACCACCACCGACCATCGGCTGGACGAACCGCGTCCCCTCGAGGGCGAGGAGTTGGCCCCAGCCGGCGGCCGAGACGACCCAGGCGAAGTCTCCCATCACCATCGGATCGATGGAGCCGATGACGGCTCCGACGTTGGCCGCGGAGATCGTCGAGCCGACAGCCACGGTTGCCTTCCGGCCAGCAGCGATGCCGGCGTAGAGCCCGGCGATCGAGTTGCCAGCATGGCCTGCCAGCCAGGTCTGGTCGTAAAACTTTGCGTAGGCGTTGCCGATGAACTGCGTGACGTAGCTGGCAACGTCGATGGGCGAATCGTCCAGCAGGTTGTTCGACACATCGACTTCGGCCTTCGCGTCGTAGACGGTCAGCGTCACCTTCGAGGTCGTCGGATCCTGCGCGGTGGGCGCGGTGTTCTCGGCCACGAAGTCGGCAGTCACCGCCCCGAGCTTCGGGACGTCGACCGTCCGGCTGTTGGTGTTGAGCGTGAGCGCGAGTTGCGCCCCGATCGACTGCCGGTTGATGACGTTGACGATCTCGTTGTAAAGATCGACGGGCGGATTGAACTCGGGGCCGGCACCGGCAGAGCCGGTCTCGGACAGGGCCCGGGCGTTCACCGTGCCATCCCGCAGGCCCCGCAGATACTGGGAGACGCGGAGGAGACGGGCCTCGTCGGAGTATCGCGAACCGCCGAACTGGGCCAGCTGCTGGGCCTTCGCCTGGTCGCCCTCGTCGGATCCGCGGCGGTCGGCAGCGTTGCTGGCCGCGCGGGTCATCCGGGCGAGGCGCTCGTCGGTGGCGTTCTCCCGCTCGAGCTCCGCAGAGACGGCATCGGCGCGGGCCTCGAGCTCGCCGAGACGGCCGAGGTTGTCGGCCTGCTCCTGGTCACTCGCGGGGCTCGCGGATCGGAGAGCCTCGATGTCGGCGTGAATCTTCGAGGCTTCATCCTGGAGCCGGCGGCGGTTGCTGACGGGGTTCATCGGGAGTCTCCGGGGGGCGTGTGCGGTGTCGACGACCTACGCACGATCACGAAGATGCCGGTGGCGGTGAAGTTTCGGTGGTAAGGTACAACCGCGTTACTTCTTGCAGCCGCAGGGACAGTCCTTCTCACATCGCATCTCGATCCTGCCGTCGGGTCGGTAGACGCCGTTCGAGCACTTCCCACCGCACGCACACCCGGCCGGTGCCGGTGGCGGCGTCGGGGCCGTCTCCGGGGCGAGGGACGCATAGGCGGCAGCGACGGCCGCGGCGGCGCGTGGAGGCTCGCGGTCGATCTCCGCCGGGTCGGCGGAGAGGCTGGCGAGGAGGGCGAGGAGCGAGCGGTAGAGGGTCACGGGTTACCTCCTTCGTCGTGATCGATCCAGGCAGAGATGGATTCCGAGATCCTCGCCAACAGCCACCAGCCGGCCAGGACAACGCACACGCCAACGGCGGAGCCGATGGCCGCGACGCCAGCGATCCATGCGACGATCTCGAAAAGAATCGGGTCCATGCTCACCAGCCCTCCCCGTGGTCCACGACCGGATGCCCCTCGGCGTCGTAGGCCGGCGCGTGGACGAGTTGCCGCTGCTGCGGTGGTGCGGGCTCGGCGGCGAACGCCATCCATAGCCCGAGCCGGGCCGCGGTCCTGGCGATCCGGCCGAGCGCCGTGAGAACCGGCCGCTGGGGCGTCGGGTTGATCGGCGATGCCGGGGAGCTACCGAGCCACCAGCCGACGGCCAGGGCGACGAGGACGGTGGCGATCGTTCGGCGGTCGATGGTCATGGCGGGATGCTCACGGGGCGAGGGAGAGGGAGTCGGCGACGGTGGCGGGCTCGGGTGGTTGCGGGGCGGGATCCAGCCACGCGCCATTGTCGAGGTCGCGGGCCTTCCATCCGTTGACCCCGGCGATCACGAAGGAGTCACCCTGGGCGAGGATCGCTTCGATGTCTTTGCGGTCGGCCCAGAAGCATCCGTCTGGCATGTCGGCAGGCCAACGGCTCCCCTTCACCCAGGACGGCCCCCACGAATTGGCGACCAGGGCACCGTCTCGGGGGCTTCCGTTGGCCTTGTACCGGATGCCGATGACCAACATGCAATGAGACCACTGCCCTCCCCTCGGGAGGAATCCATCGGCATCCCTGACGTTGGTCGCGGCAAAGCCGACGTTGGAACAGACAGGGACGGTCATCCCGTTTTCGATCGCCGCGGCGAGCGAGTCCCACGAGTCACAAAGCGCGACGCCTTGGGCCGTGTGCTTCATCGCTTCCTTCGCGAGGTCGGCGGGGACTCCGTGAGCGCCCCACTCCTTCGAGGTTCCGATGTCGTAGGTCGAGAGATCGACGGCCCCGTATTTCTGGCGGTAGAGGATGCCGCCCACACCAGCCTTTGTGCCGACGACCCAGCGAGCGGCGGCGGCCCCATAGGATCCGTCGGAGTAGCCCGCGAACGTGACCGGCGGAAGCCTGCCGGCCGTCCTGCTCCCACCGTAGATCGGCTCGGTCGCGACGAGTCTCGGCGGGTCGGACAACTCCCCCTCGGTCCAGTCCACCGCCTGGCCGATGTACGACCCCAAGGCCCAGCCGAACGACACACAGGAGCCGTGGTTGCCTTGATTCCACACCTCGAACGGCCGCCCGTAAACGGCCCGATGGGCGCGATCGGCGTGTCGGTAGAGGAACGTATCGCGGCCCTTGGCGTTGGCCATGACCTCCGGGGCCGCGCCCTTGAAGTCGGGATGGTCGAGCTCGCGGAGGAACTCGCGAACCCCGTCGGGGTTGGGGGTGTAGCCGAACCGACTCTCGACCCCGGCGGCGATCCGATGGGTCGCCCGCTCGACGAGCGCCCCGACGATCGCGGCCACGATGACGAAGCCGATCGCGGACCAGGTCCAGGTCTGCTGGCGGCGGGTCATCGTGTCGCCTCCGCCGCGGCCTGGGCGACGGCCCGGTACGCTCGCACCCACTTCGCCCGGCTGGCCGCATCGACCGGCCCGCCCTCGGTCCCGGCTTCGGCGTCGAGGAAGGCTTTGATCGCGTCCCTGACGGCAGGCTGGCGAGCGCCGAGCGAAACGCCCCGGGTCCGCAACTCGCGGGCGGCGCGGCGGAGATCATCGAACGCGGCCCCGGTGCGGAGCCGGGGCTCGCTCTGTTGTCCGTCCCACTCGATCTGGCCGGCGAGCTCCTCGAGGAGCGCGGCCACGGACGCGGCATCGACAGCGGCATCCGGCCCGACAAACTTCCCCCGGAGATCAAGCCCGACGACCGGCGCGGGGCCGGGGGCGGGGGTCGGCGTTCCAGATTCTCGAATTGCGAACGCCACCATCGCACCGGCAGCGAGGATCGCTAGGAGGGTGAGCGGGTGCGGGCCGCCAGACGACATCGCCGGGCCTGCCGGCAGCGACGGGATTGGCGACAGCGGCGGCAGGCCCGCCGGGGCGGTCGGGCGTGACCACAGGAGCCACGCCACCGCGAGACCGGCGAGCAGGAGGGCGGTCGTCATGCGGGCTTCTCCGCGGCGCGGGTCAGGGCGAGGATCTGCTCCAGCGCGCCGCCGGCAGCGGCGAGGACGAGCGAGCGAACCGCGGGCCGGATCACCCACCAGACAGGCTTCGCGGCGAACGGGACGCAGGCATCGGCGACGGAGTCGAAAAGGGATCCCACGCAGGCGAGCGCCCAGGACTTTTTCGCGGGCCCGTCGAGGGTGGCGATCGTGTCGAGCCCGGTCACCGCCAGGCGGATGACCTCGACGACGAGCGACCCGAACTCAGCGACCGTGAGCCCGCCGGCGGCCTTGAGTCGGGCCGATGCGATGAAGGCGAGGACGGCGGTCTGGAGTTGTTCGGGGGTCACGAGGTCGCTCCCTTCAAGGCGTTATCGAGTCGGGCGACGGCCTGCTCCGCGCGGATCCTGGCGGCCCGGTTCGGGTCGACCGAGAGGATCGTTTCGGGGGTGTTGTCGACCCAGATGTCGACAGCGAAGCCGGCGGCCTTTGCGGCGTCCTGCTTCTGGGTGTTGGGCCCGCAGAGGATCAGGGCCGACAGGATCTGGAAGTCATCCCCGAACGCGGCGCGGATCGCCTGCCGGTTGTCGGGCGTGTCCTCGCGGCGGGAGATGCAAATCACCTCGACCTGGGCGATCTCCGCGGCACAGAGGAGCTCATCCCACATCGCGGGATTGCGGGCGTAGGTTCCGTCGAAGTCGATGCAGATCGTCATCTCTTCCGTCTCCACAGGTCTCGGGCCGGAACCGCCACGCGGGCAGCTGCCCCGCAGGTGCATCGCAGATACTGGACCGCGGAATCCCCGCTCCGCTTCGAGGTGCGGACTCTCATCCGTTCCCCGCAGCGGCACTGGCGATCAGAGGCCATGGGCTTTCATCCTCGCGAGGGCGGA